CGGTCAGCAATCGTCAGTGGGGTCCAATACAGCTTAAGGACGACCTCTTCACCGTTTTTAATCGCATAGCTGCTGCGTTCATCAACGCTAAAAGCGTTGCACAACTTGTCGATCGCGCGTTCCATCAAGGATTAACGACTTTCTTCTGTACTATAACCTACTTGCGCCAGCCCGCCTAAAACCTTCAGTCAAATCATCCATAATCTTGCCCCCGTTTGTATAGACGTTGTACCAGTCTGGGCTAGATGCTGTAATTCGATACTTTTCAGCATGTTGCTCGTAGGTTGTCCCTCTAATCGTTTGACCTGGTTGATTAGTTGCGAATCCTGCATAAGTTGATTCGTTGCCGACGTACAAAGGTTTGCTGTACGGAACGCGCAAAATTGGCGGCTCTTGAGGAAGCTTGGCAGTTCGCTTGGCTGATAACGAGTCACCACCTGTAATAAACGTGTCACGCGCTGGAGCGCCGCCTATCCCCACTTGCTCAACATTTTCGGCATTGACGGGTCGCACTTTAGTTGCGCTCAACTTCCAGCTCTTGCCAAACGTTCCAGTCCACCACGGTCCCTCATGCTGCAGCGCAAATACAATTCGTGGCCCAGCCTGAGCACGGCCTTCTTCAACAAACTTGCGAAGATCCTCAGCTAGCTCAGTAATTGGTTTTGTAGCCATTACGCAATCGCCGTAAATCGACAGTTAATTACGCTCAAAAAATGACTGTTGTTTTCAGTCGTAATCGCTGTCGGACCCACAATCTGCTCCACTCTTGGAACAGTTGAGTATGTATCGGTATAACCAGAAGCATTTACAGAAGTTAAGCCGTCAATGACTGACTCTGCGATTGCAGACGCCCCAGCAGTGCCCTTGTCTCGTGGCGTAAAAATTCCACATTGAACACTGCCACTGTAAAAATCAGTAGCTGCGCCTTGGTTTTGGAGCGTAGCTTGCTCAAAATTGATTGTTACAAGCACATATTTTTTGTCGCGACCAGGCGTTGTAAACGGCATGTTGTCGAACACCACTGAAACCGTGGCATCTGCCGTAGTCACTGCAGTATTGATTGCAGTTTCAAATGCAGCTCTAGCGTTTACAAGCGTCATCAGAACACCACCCGGAGAATATACATGTACTCTTGATCGCCTCTAAACG